TACTGAAGTACAACTGCTTCAAGTTATCCTGTGATGTAGGCGGTAGGTTTGACACAGACATGACAGCATCAGAGATGGAGAGTTACTTCGTGAAACCATTAGTAGAAACATACAGCGACACAAGAGAAGAGACATTCGTGTACCCTGAGAATGTAGTGGACAGTAGCCAAGTGACAGATGGACACTTGCGTAGGTTCGTATCACGTTGGCCTGTCCTAGAGCACGAGACTTTACTGTACGACATCAAAGATAAACGTGCAGTGTTCCCTATCTGGCGTGGTAATACTGTAGTTGATGCTATTGGACGTGCGTTAGATGGAGCTATCCCAAAGTGGTATAGATACGGAGGTACTGCTGACTACTACAGACGTTCTACTTCAGGTAAAAATGGTATATACGTTATAGTCGAAGATGTTATCAGTGCTATCACTGTGGCTAAGAGACTGCCAGGTTCATCAGGCTTTGCTATACTTGGTACTAGCTTGACAGAGAAACACTTAGAGCATATAAGTGACAACGCAAAGAGAGTAATCGTTGCGCTTGACCCTGATGCTTTACACAAGACGTTGAACTACAAGAAGGAGATAGAGTTGTGGACAGGTCTTCCTACTTATGCAATGTACTTGCAGGATGATATAAAGTATGAGAGGCCAGAGGACATAGATGAACTAAAGAGGTTGGCTTATGAAGAACACGAGAAACCCTATGGCTAAAGACTTGAGGCAACCTAAGTATAAACCTCAAGTCATACCAGATAAGAAGAAACCTAAACCAGTACGGAAAGAGAAACATAAAGGAGATAAAGATGACTTTACTGAGAGAGCTTAGTGTAAATCCTAGAACAGGTAAGCCAAAGTACTATCAAGAAGGTAATAATTCAGACGTACAAAAGGAACGTAACACCAAAAGCAACCCCAGAAATAATCCACAACGTATGTTTGTGAACGGTAAATACATCCCAAAGAAACATCCTTTACATAAACCAGGAAAATATAAATCTTTTGGTGACGCTGCGTTCACTGCCTTACAGAAAGACATACAGATTAAAGAAGGCTACGTGTACGCTATCCGTAACAAGGCTTGGCCTGAGTGGGTAAAGATAGGTAAGGCTATTGACGCACAAGATAGACTCAATGGTTATCAAACAAGCTCACCTATGCGTGACTACGAGTTGATCCATGCAGTATACTTTGATGATCGCAACCAAGCTGAGCGTGATGCACACACAGCAGCAGAACGTAAAGGTGAGCGTCAAGGTGAATGGTTTAAGCTTACTGAAGAGCAAGCACTAGATGTATTACAGGAGGTTACACTTGATTAAAGCAACATACATAAACCACATGGGCTGCGACATGTCAGTTGTAAATGCAGCACGAGTAAGCTTTGGTAAGAAGGTAGATCGTATGTACACCAAGCCAGAGGATGAGAAGCTTATACGCTATCTGGCAGAGCACGAACACATGTCTCCATTCGGACATTGCTTTGCCAGCTTTCACGTAAAGGCTCCTATCTTTGTGGCACGACAGTTGGTCAAGCATAAGTTCCTGCGTTGGAATGAGATCAGCCGTAGGTACGTGGACAGTGAGCCTGAGTTCTATAAACCTAAGACATGGAGAGGACGTGCCAAAGATAAGAAGCAGGGTAGTGAGGGTGAGGTAAAGACAAATGCAAACACCTCTCATCATAACAGTGTTACATTAGCATTGTATAAGCAATTACTGGATGAAGGTGTCTGTCCAGAGCAAGCACGTATGGTACTACCACAGAGTATGATGACTGAGTGGTACTGGTCAGGTAGTCTTGATGCTTTTGCTGATATGTGTAACCTACGTTGTGCCTTTGATACACAACCAGAGACAAGGTTTGTGGCTACACAGATCAGTGACAGAATGCGTAGGCTATTTCCTGTATCTTGGGCAGCATTGATGGAAGGTTTGACAGAGTATAAGTTTGGGTAAAGGATAGGATGATGAATAAAAATGCAGGTATCATTGGTGTCGAAACCGTAGAAGAACATGAGGATGGTAGTGCAACCTTTCAGTTTCACATGGATGCACATTGTCGTAGGTTACTCACAGAGGAAGGCTTGAAGTTGGTACTCTATTGTGCAGCAGCAAAGTTAGACATGGGTGTAGTGTATGACTTCATAGAGGATCACATTAGGTACAATAAGGATGAAAGGTTTGATGAGTACGGAAACTATGGAGAGAACAATCCACCAGTATCTTCTAAAGGAACATGGGATAGCCAAGATAAAACGGAGAACCTTACATGACAGGTAAGTACACATTCGGTATCCCACTAAAAGAGATACGCCCTATGACCAAAGAAGAAAGGCAGAGGGCGAAAGAGAAAGAAGCATACAACTCAGTAGGGTTTAACTTTTGCGTAAGCTGTGGTTGCCCTACGCCTAACACATGGTGTGAGTTTTGTTTGAATGAGGAGTAAGATGTGGAACTAGCATTAATAAGAACACTACTTGATAAGGACTTCTATGAAGACCACAAGGGTATTCGTACCCCTGACAAGTTGTTCACTAAAGAAGTGCGTAAGATAAAGAACACATTAGACTACGCTATGCAGCAGTACGATAAGAACATTACACCTGCTGAACTAGAAGCTTTGTTCTTTACACGTAACGTCCTGACTACATCCAACAAAGATATGTACAAGGATTTATTTAGAAAGATAAACAGAGAGCAACCCCTCTCTAAAGACATAGCGCAAGAGGTACTATCAAAACTGTTCCAACAGTTAGTCGGAGAAGAGATTGCTAGGTTAGGCTTCCAGTATGTCAATGGAGCAGAGAAAACGTTAGAGCCTATGCGTAAGATCCTGTCTGACTATCAGGATGACTTTATGCCTAACCTCAAAGTAGATTGGGGTGACATCTCTATTGATAGTTTACTTGAGGCTAATGACATACAGTCTAAGTGGAAGTTTAACATACCGTCTTTACGTCAACGTGTAGAGGGTATAAGTGGCGGTCACTTAGTCATAGTAGGGGCAAGGCCAAACACAGGTAAGACTAGCTTCCACGCTTCTCTTATTGCTTCTGAGGGTGGGTTTGCAAGTCAAGGTGCTAAGTGTATCATCTTGTGTAACGAAGAGCACTACTCTCGTGTTGGCGCTAGGTATCTCAGTGCAGCTACAAACATGTCAATGGAAGAAGTCAAAGGTAACTACGCTCTAGCTGCTACTAGGTACAAACCAGTACACGATAACATTAAGATATATGATAGCACAGGAAAGGATATGTCTTGGGTTGAAGCTGTAGTTAAAGCTTACAGGCCTGACATCTTAGTACTTGACATGGGTGACAAGTTTGCAACACGTAACACAGATAAGTCAGACATCTACTTGAAGGAAGCAGCTATACATGCTAGGAATATATCGAAGCAGTATGACTGTGCTATTATATGGATGTCACAATTATCTGCTGTAGCTGAAGGAAAAGTATACGTGGATCAATCTATGATGGAAGGCAGTAAGACAGGTAAGGCAGCAGAAGCAGACCTTATGATCCTGATTGCTAAGAACCCTGTAGTAGAAGGGCAAGATGAACAGGATACCCAGCGCCATTTGAATATAGCTAAGAATAAACTACGTGGTGGCTGGCATGGTGTAGTACACTGTGAGTTAGATGGTGCAAGAGCGAGGTACTTAGCGTAATGAGAAGAGTGTTTGATGTAGAGAATAGCATTACCTTACGTGACGGTAAGATATTCAATGACCCCTTTGAGCCTAGCAATACGCTGACCCAAGTAGGTGTATTGTGTTTGGAAACAGGCGACAAGGCATTGCTTTGTTTTGATCACGCAGAGAGAAACGATGCAGCAGAGAACAAGTGCAAGCTACAGAGATGGCTTGACTCAACAACCTTACTGATAGGTCACAACTTACAGTACGACTTGTCTTGGCTGTGGGCTAGTGGCTTTACGTATGACGGTAAGATATACGATACCATGCTATCAGAGTACATCTTGCAGCGTGGCAACAAGTTACCTCTCAGCTTAGAGCAGTGTGCTTTACGTAGAAACTTAGAACATCAGAAGGACGACACACTAAAACAATACTACAAGAAAGGATACAACACAAATGAAATACCATTGGAAAAGCTCAGCCACTATCTTGAGCTTGACTTGCGTACTACTGGTGAGTTGTACAAGTCAATCGAAAAGGACT